GCAACGAGACCGCAGTATTCAGCGTAACCTTGACCGTGGTAAACACACCTCACACCCCAGCTTCAGACATCTTCTACGGTGTCGAAGTAGACGCAACCGCTTAGTTATGGCTGATCCTGCTGGCATAAAAGTAGCAGGGCTTAAACAGGCTATAAAGGCTCTCCAGGCTATCGGAGTTCCGGCTGCTGAGATAAAGGCAGCCGGCTCTGAGGCCGGTGAGTTGGTTGCAGGTCAGGCCCGAGCGCTAGCCCCGGTTAGATCTGGAGCCCTACGCAATAGCATCAGGGTATCCAAGTCTTTGAACCGGGTATCCGTGTCTGCAGGTAATAACAAATCAGTTCCCTACGCTAACCCTATTCATTGGGGTTGGTTCAAGCGCAACATAAAGCCACAGCCATTCTTCGTAAAGGCTTTGGGCATCACGCGCGACGAGGTTTACCAGAACTACTACAGAAGTTTAGATAAACTAATAGCAAGCAAATCCACGAAAGGAATACCCACAGAATGAATAGCTTTGACTTTGAAAGCCTGACTCTCGAAGAAGTAGAAATCATCGAGAACCTAACAGGCGAAAGCATCGATAACGCCTTTGGCAACGGAAAGCCTAAAGGCAAGGCACTAAAGAGCTTTATCTGGATTGTAATGAAAAGGGAAAACCCTAAATTCACAATCGAGGAAGCAAGCAAGTTCACACTAAGCCAGGCGCTCGCCATGGTTTCGGGTGATGAAGCAAAAAAAGAATAAGGAAGCAAGCGGCAGTTAGAATGGCCAGCTTTTGCCAGGCATTCAACATCAGCCCATCGGAGTATAAAGCTCTGACAATGGTTGAGTTCGCAGCCTTCCTAAAAGTTTTGGAAGATGGTATTGACCGATGAGTTTAGTTCTCAATGTAGAAATCCTTGGTGAGTTCAAGAAACTGACGGCTGCCACACAGGGAGCTAACAAGCAACTCCAAGGTATGCAAGGCGCTGCAAAAAAGATTAGCGCTGGCATCGGTAAAGCCTTTGCAACCATCGGTGTTGGTTTATCTTTTGCTTTTATAGCCAGGGAGCTCGAGCAAGCCTCTAAAGCTGCCGTGGAAGATACTAAAAGCCAAGGTCTCTTAGCCACAGCTCTAAAGAATACAACCGGGGCAAACAACGCTCAAATTAGCTCGGTTGAAAAGGCTATCTCTAAGATGTCGATTCAGGCTGCAGTAGCCGATGACACTCTAAGGCCCGCTTTTGCCCAGCTAGCTCGAGCAACCGGAGATGTAGAGAAATCTACAAAGCTAATGAGCTTGGCTCTCGATGTTTCAGCTGGAACTGGTAAGAGCCTAGACGTCGTAGTAAAGGCACTATCTCGCGCCGTTGGCCCAGATGGAACTACTGGAGCTCTTGAAAGACTTGCACCGGCCATCAAGGGAGCTAGCGATCCATTAGCAGAGCTCGAGCGTCTATTCGCAGGAAGCGCTGAAAAGGCTGCCAACCTAGATCCATACCAGAGACTAAACGTAGCTCTTGGAGAAATCTCTGAATCACTTGGAACTCTTCTGGTTCCCCTGGTTGAAGCTTTTGCGGTTGCAATTGTAGATATACTTCCAAAGGTTCAAAACTTCTTTAGCGTGCTAAATCAAGCGCTTAATAGCCCAGCGGTTCAAAAAGCTTTTGAATCACTCAATAAATCTTTTGGAAGCCTTGGCGCATCCCTTGGTAAGTTGTTTGGCATTACGGCCGGCCCAGAAGCTTCAGGCTTTGTGGGTTTCTTCGTTGTTGTATCCGGTCTCCTTGAGGGCATTGTGAAGACCGTAGATCTAATGGTTCAAGGTTTCAAGAATGCATTCCCAGTCTTTAGAATCTTCTCCGACTTGGTAAACACAATCTCTACTGGTTTAGTTTCAATCTCTGGCTACACCCCACCGGCAACTCCAACCTTGACTTCTATCCCTAGCTTTACTGGAGCACCTGGTCAAAACGCAGGTTCAAAGAACGTCACAATCAACATCAATAAGGGCAACGTCACAGCCAAAGAAATTGCCAACGCTGTAAACAAGGGAACTAAGAGCACAGGAGCTCCCTCAATTACTTCAGCTGCACTTAGGCGTCTCGGGGCACAATGATCCCAAATTTCAGTATCGAAACAAATCTTCTAGTCGAGTTTTTACTACCAGACGAGGATGGCAATAGCTTTATCCTAGGCATCAGCCTTTTGGGTGGAGACGATGTTCTCGGTGGCTTTGATGAGTTTACAATCAACCTTTCCCTAATCGGTGGCAACGATGTTCTAGCTCCAAGCTCGGGCCTGAAGTGGCAAGATGTGGGTTGCGAGACTTCACAGGTTGGGCTAAGCCTTGGAGGAAGTATTGCCGACGCAATCTACTTCCAGCCGGAACCAGGCACGGCAACTTTAACACTTCAAAGCTTTGACCTTGACCCAACTGTAAACAAGAACATTAGAGCCAATACAAAGATTAGAGTCAGGCTTGATTCTGAGGAATTAGATCGGGTTTTGTTTGTCGGATATATTGACACCATCGACGTGACTTACTTCCCTCAAGGCCCAAACCTTATTCGCATTCGGGCTTTTGACATCTACAAGTCAATTGTAAACCTCCGTATTGACGAATGGGATACTACTGGCTTGCCAGGTGGAACTTACGCAACCGTCGACGAGGTCTTTGAGCTCCTGGCGATTAAGACCGGCACAGTCCTTGATGCTGAATCTCTTCCAGTTGAAGGCAAAATACCAGCCGTGTCCGAGACCAACGTTCTAGTGCCAGACATTATCAACGACGCTATCTCTGTTGGACTAGCTGTTGTTTGGGTAGATCAGGACACAGAGCAACTAACGGTTATTCCTCGACCACAAGAGGAAGAGGGAACTGCAACGACTTACATCATTGGAAACGACCACTCACTTAGCCCCTATCACCTATGCCTATCGGAGATTGTGGTCAGCTCGGATGCCGACGCTGTTTACAACTCTCTAAAGGTATCTTTGACTTCCGATCCTGAAACCTTTGTCATCATCAGAGACCAGGACTCTATCGATCTCTACGGAGAATCAGCCATTGACGTGGCAATTAATACAACCGATTCGACGGAACTAAACCGTTGGGCAACTGCCGTTTACGAGCAAGCGCCTACCAAGCTAGTTAGTCAAGTCAGCACTCCGGCCAAGGACAGGCTTGGAAACCTAACCGAAGCAGCGGTGTTTACACCGGGAACTCTGGTTGGGGTCAGTTATACTAAGGATCAGCTCAATATTGTGGGATACTACACTATCATCAAGGTAAACCATGACATCGATGTAGACAACTGGTTCACAACTCTCGAACTATGGAAAGCAGCTTAAATGGCATTCAAAGTCTTCTCTAACGGAAGCACATTACCCGCTTCAGATCTAAACGATTACCTAATGAGGCAGTCGGTTATGGTCTTCTCAAACTCAACAGCTCGCGCTTCAGCTATCACTTCCCCTAATGAGGGAATGCTTACCTGGCTAGAAGACGTCAATCGATTCCAGTATTACTCAGGCACAGCTTGGGTAGATCTAGGCGATGAGCCTTCTGGCTGGTCTGACAAGTCTGCCAACTATTCAATCGTTGCAGCCGACCTCGGAACAACTATTCGCTCAACTGGATCAGCTATTACAATTACAATCGACAACGTGCTAACTCAGCAGGGCGATCGTATCGACTTTATCCAGGCAGGTGCCGGGCAGATTACATTCGCAGCTGGAGCTGGAGTCACTTTATCTTCGGCAGATGCCAAGGTTAAAACTGCTAAGCAATACGCTGCAGCTTCCGTTGTATTCGGTGGCTCAGGAGTTTACTACTTGATTGGAAACTTAGGCTAATAATGCTTATCCCGCTAGGAATACTTGCCAGCCAGGGTGGCCTCGAAGTAACCGGAGGCACCTTATCTTCTGACGCAACTTATTTTTACAGAACTTTTACTGCTTCTGGAGACTTAGTTGTTAACGGTGGAACTGTCCTAATGGACGTTCTTGTTATCGCTGGTGGCGGTGGCGGTGGAGATGACATCGGTGGCGGTGGCGGTGCTGGTGGAGTTTTAGGATTCGCGGGTGAATCGATAACTGGAACAAAAACAGTAACCATTGGAGCTGGCGCAGCTGCAGTAACAACAAACGGAAGCGCTGGAAACAACGGAAACAACTCAAGTTTTGGATCTCTAACTGCCTGCGTAGGCGGAGGTGGTGGTGGAGGTTACCTAACACCAATCAACGGAAAATCTGGTGGATCTGGTGGTGGTGGTGTCTTTACTCCTCCTGCAACAACTGGTGGTGCTGCAACTTCTGGTCAAGGTTTTGCTGGTGGAAATGGTGGAAACGCTTGTGCTGGAGCTGGAGGTGGAGCTGCAGGAGTAGGTGCTAACGGATCAAATACCGGAGGTGCAGCTGGGGCAACTGGTGGTGCAGCTACTGACAACGTTACTGGATTAGGTTCAATTGTCTCCTGGCTCACAGCTACTTCAACTGGAGTTTCTAGCAAAATTGCAGGAGGTGGAGGTTCTTCTGGAAGTTCGGGGGGAACTACAACTGGTGGCGGTGGAGTTGGTGGAGTCAATGGCCCTCCTTATCCTGCTGGTGGAAACGGTGTTGCTAATACTGGCTCTGGTGGCGGTGGAGGAGCTAACGGTGGCGGTAATGGTGGCGCTGGCGGTTCTGGATTAGTTATTGTTCGATACTTAAAGACGGCGGTCTAAAGATGGCTCACTTCGCTGAATTAGATGAAAACAACATTGTGCTAAGGGTTTTGGTAACAGACAACAACGACCCTAATGGCGATGAAGGTTATCAATGGCTTCAAGACAACTTTGGTGGTACTTGGGTTCAAACTTCTTACAACGGCACAATTAGAAAAAACTTTGCTGCCATTGGATACTTCTACGATTCAGACCTAGATGCCTTTATCGAGCCTAAGCCATTCCCAAGCTGGACTCTAGTAAAAAAGACTTGCACCTGGAAAGCCCCAGTAGCTTATCCAAAAGATGGTTTTACCTATCGCTGGAATGAAGAATTGCTCTCATGGGAGCTGATGGACTTTTCGGAATCTGAAGCATAATGGCTGATGAAACAACTGGCGTCAAGATTACTCAAAACGCAATTTACGC